TGTTGACTCCGGCTTGATCATCTGTTTGTGTAACCACCACAGAGTTCAACCTGCAACGAGGATCAAAATTAACTACAGAGACCACATCATCTTCTATGGCCTGAACTGTTTCCAGTGTAAAAGGTTCGAACAGCAGGTAGGAAAGTCTAGATCCAAAATTTGGATTTTCAAGTTTTTCCCCTTTGGTTATACTAAAATTATTGGTTATGTCTTGCAGTATTAACAAAACATCCGTTAGTTTGGTATTGGGAGTTAGAGTTTTTGCTGTGCTAAATCCTTTAAAAATTTTAGAAAACATATATTATCCTCAAGATTGTGTTTGACTACCTTGTAAAAAGTAGTCATAAGGTGTTTTTCCCGTTGGGTCCGGTGATCCAAAATTAGCCGGGTTATTGCCCAGTATTTTCCAATACACAAAAAGACCCACTGCTCCCGAAACATTTGTGATCTGCTGAACCACAGAGTTGCTGAGAACCATGCCCACTGCAAAGCTCAACAAACTGCCTGGAGATCCGAATCCCACAAACTCGGTCACATTGAGCCATCCTGCACGATCTGCTGTGGTTTCTTTGCCGGTGATTACCCCGTAGCTTTTAAGCTGTAAAAAATTCATGTATGTAGATGCTATAAAGCATTTGTCTTGTAGTGCATAATCTAATAGAAAAGCATCACTGTTGCCTGAAACAAATTGTGGTGTATCGGGAACGCTAAAAATAGGAGCATTTGAGAAAAACGGCGCTAATACTTCTCCCTGAACAGAGCCCGTGGTATCTGCGATCTGAACCCAATTGGAACTTGTTTGTATTCCCTCTTTGGTTTGAACAGCGGAATTTAATAGACCCAAACTTGTGAGTGTATCCGCAGATAATTGATACCTACCAATATATCCGTTGGGGTTAATCATTGGGCTAGCGTCGGGCATCTCGCTGTATCTGCCTCTGCTAGTAGTAGCTGCTACGCATTCTTGATAGGGTGTCCACTGTATGTTCATATCAGCGATAAAATTGGCCAATGTAGAACTTAGAGCTGCAGGCATACTATTTGGCTCCTGAGACTATATTAGTTGTGTCGTTGGGGAACGCCATACCTTTTCCGTTGGGGAATACTGCATCTCCAGTCTTAGATCCCGGAGGCGCTTGCCCGGCGTTTGCGCTAACATGTATATCATGCCCAGCCCAAGGTTCGTGCTGTGGCACAATAGGAACGTTGGTCTGCTGAGGACCAGTGCTGGTATCATTTATATATGGTGTGGGGATTGGCACAACTGCTGAAGTCACTGTATTTGGGGTCAACTGTGCGATCTTGGCGGTAACACCCGCGTGCCAATTGCATATCAAACTATAAGCCAAGAATATAGCGTTAATCGTTGCCGATTCGCTGGTTATAGAAGTATTAAGTGTATTTAATACATTTGGAACTGTTGACACGACAGTTCCAGCAGCAACAGCTACTTCTGTCGCTAACGCACCCAACTCTGCCCCCACAGTCTGCGCACCAGCAGCAACACCTGGGTTTAACGGGGTACCAGGAGACGGAGCCGGTGTAAGAGCCAAAGCCGCTAGTAGACCGTCAGTGGCTGGTACGTATCCAGCCACTTCAGTCGCCAAAACTTGTAGTTGCCCTGCTGTCACTGTGAGCAACCCACCAATAGCATCCACTCCACCCAACATCGTAGCAAATTCAGCAGTTATCAGCTTTAGTTCCAATGCCATAGTTTCAACCAAGGCAAACATGCTACCAAATCCCGTGGGCAATGCTGTTAAATCTTCATATATGCCGCCCTTGGCATATATTTCCCAACGTCCTTGGCTGTGCAACGTTAGGTTTTCAAGACTCTTAAGCTCCAATCCCGTTACGGATTGCATGGTTATTTTACCAGTAAAGGACTGTATATCCAAACCGCCCTGTCCCAATACTGGCTTGCCGTCATTATCAAATTTGACAAACTGCATGTTACCGCTGTCGGCAACAATAGATAGACCACTACCGTTTTTACTAGCTTCGCCGTTGCCCGCTCCGGCTTTTGCAATAAAGCTCAGACTGTCACTTTCTAATATTACATCTGGGCCGCGTATGTAAAATTGACTCTTGCTGTGATGTAACTGCGCATTGGCATCAGAGTTAATTTGACTGGCTACCATGTTTAGATTGTTGGAAGCATTGATGTTTATATCATTATCGGCTGTGAGATTTATGTCCTGCTCAGAGTGCAAGCTTATGCTGCCCTTGCCATAAACATCAATACGACCGTTAGCTGTGATTTCTATCCAGCCAGTTCCGTTTTGATTAATGACATAGATTGATCCAATGGTGTCATTGATCATAATAGTTCCGCCTTGACTACTGCGGAGTTTGATCATTTGGCTCTGTCCCAGCGCGTTGCCATCATCCATCACAAACTGATGACCTCCGTACCTTGCAGTAACAGTCAAAAAATCCTGTGCTGCTTGAGCGGATTCTGTGGGTGAATTAGCTTTTCTACTAACTGCAGGTCCCGGCGTACTAATGCCAAATACGCTGCTGGGGACTTCTCGTCTAGCAGTACTGAGGCTTGGGCCACGAGCGTCGTCTTTGTCCAAACCTTGAGTTTGTAGTATTGACTGCTGTATTAGGTGAGGCGGCGTTAGATTTGGGTCTGATAGTGTGGCCGCACCTGGAATGCCTGTCAGAGTTTTCGCGTCCGCACACTTGTTGTATTCAGTCACAGGTTCATTTGTAGCAGCATCTGGCGCCACTGCTTTTCTTCCGGCAATACCTGGAACCATATAGTTCAATAGCTGCGAAGGCACGCAAGCAAACCAATAGCCTCTAGCAGGATCATTATTCACAAAAGCTACCATGACCTGTACGCCAAGATCAGGTGGGACGAACCACATGCCATAGCTTTGAGACGTGTTTGAAGAGTTTACGCTTTTGTCATAATTTAAATTAGTAACACCATAAAAAGGAGGAGCATATCCCACAGTAAACCATGTGGTTTTGTCTTCTGGTGGCAGACCGCCGCTTAGTTCGGGAATCCATACCTGTAGTCTTCCCATATAGGTTGGATCTAGATTATTCATCACGACGCCTATGAAAGGGCCGGGAATTTTCATCGAATTAATTAGTTCTTGATCACTCATTAAATTATCCTTAGATTACCGGGATATCTCCGGCTGCTGCTGTTATTAGACTTTCAGTTACCTGTGCTTGTAGATCTATTGCTAGTTGGTTAGAAACTTCTACTGCCAAATCTGTTGATATGGATTCAAGCTGTGTTTGTAGCGCAGTATTAAGCCAAGCAATGTCTATAGCAGACATTGTAGCAGTTGTCCCAAACAAACTGGTACCAAAGCTTCCAATTTTTGCAGTGACTTGTGTGAGAGAAAGACCACTCAGTGATGTTTGTATGGATCCAACAAAAGGTATTCCATTTACCAAAGACTTTAAACTGTTGGTCGCAGCTTGAACTGCCGCTGACACAGCAGGAGCGGCTACTCTAAATGAAGCTGCGGTAATTGCACCTTGCACCGCACCAGTAACTGCTGCTTCTGCTTTCTTTGCTAGATTGTTTGTGGACGTTAGCACGTTGTTAACTGCTGCGTTGACGTTGGCTTCTGCTGCTTTTACTTTGCTGACTAGAGCATTATTTCCAAGACTATTGGCGGTTGCAGTCAATGAAGAAGCGGAGCCCGGCATGTTTGTTGCAGCTCCAACAGCAGTCATAGCCGATGCTTGCACACTTTGGTATAATTGATTGTTTGCCAAAGATATTCCGCCTGCAATGCCTTGAGTTATGCTAGTCTGCGTTAGAGACTGCAATCTAAGCTGCGCTGCTGATAAAACTGGTGCTGCTGCTCCAGCAGTAGTGTTTGTAACGCTGCTGACTACTCCCGAAGTTGCAGTAGAAATTCCATTGGCTGCGTTGGCTGCAATGTTGGGGAGGGCAGAGGCTGGCAATGTTATTGTACTCAACTGTTGTGCTCTTATCGCCGCATCATTATTATTCAAAACGCTGCTTGTTCCTGGAACTTTGATTCCAGGAAACAGCGTGGCTACTTGGGAGCTAGCGTTTGAGCTTGTGGTAGTTGTTTGGGCATTGCTGGTCAATGGTGATATGTTACTAGCATTTGTTGTTTGGTTCTTTAATGCTAGCGCAATGTTTGCAGGTATAGAACTTTTTAACCCAGTTGTGGGGTTAAAGGACGCCGATGCTTGCAGTGTAGATGCTGAGATCAGCTGAGACTGATTTGTAGAATCCAGCCCGGCATTCAATTTTCCATTAAAGTTAGTAACTGTGTTGGTACTTGGATTGCTTAGTGTAATAGAAGGAACTCTAAGCTGGGGCTTGTATATTTGCACATCCTGTGAAGGAGTTGGATCAGCATTTGAGTATGCATTAACTGAATAGAATACAGGAGTCTTGTCTTGATTGCCATTTGATATTGAGGGCAATATTGTTGCATTACTGTTTTTAATACCTGCTATGGTGCCAACTGGGTTGGAATAAATTTGTGTATCCGAAGTAGACACTGAAGAATTTACTACACTGGGGTTCACCGAATCTATCACTGTGTACCCTACTACATTTGAATTTAGAGCTGCCGCTAGTCCTGTTGTCATGGCTTAGCCTTCTGAGCAGCATTAAATTGAGACAAGGATTGATCTCTTTCAGCAGTAACGTTAATTGTAAATGCGCCATGTTCTTTAAAGTTAAACATCAATGTTCTATAACGATAGAACCCAGAGTACATATTATTTTGTTCTCCGTTTGCCGAAGATCCAATTGTGAAAAGAAAATATCCCGGACTTAGATTTGATATAACGCTGGCAGGAGCTATTTGCTGTGCTTGAACAGTTTGTTGATAGTAGTTGTCCAACATTTCTGGTGTTACCATAGTCACAGCTTTGGGGAAAAGTTCAGGATCGCCTACAATTTCCATCTGCAATTCTTGCAATGTCCTATCAGTCAACGGACTAATCATTGAAAAATAGTATTGTTCTGGATTAATATTGCCCGAAATATTAGTTGGCCATCCTCTTGCTAATCTCAAAGATCCGTCAAACAAAGTAGAAACGTTTGGTATTGCTCCTTTTGGTGTAGGATTAAGCGTGCCAATGTCTGGAATATCCACAGTGTCTGAATCAGCTGGGTTAGTTGCGGCACCTTGTGCTGCTTGAAGAGGTTGATCATTTTTAATAAATGGTGTAATATATAATGCTGCATTGTCAAAAGACAAATTTAGGTGAATAATATCAATATTCTTCCCAGTAAACAAGTAATCATACTCTCTAAGAGATAATGCTTTTAATTGCTTTGCCAATTGATCTGGAGTTGCATTTGTAGAATTAGCGTTAGTTGGATGCTCGCATACAAAAATATTATACGTTACTGTTTTGCTGAGTCGATTCTGCCCCGCTGCTGGAGTGTCAAAGACTACAGTAGGGAATACTTTAACGATAGGAGTGGATGCTGGGGCTGAATCACCGTTACCTGCTAGCCAATAATCTAAGTAAAACTTGCTATTAAGCAGGAACTTTTTAACAATATTCTCCACTGTCATTTCTTGAGCAATATGGATTTTTAGAACGCCGTTTGCTAGATTTCTCAAGTTGTCTTGAAACTTTGCCAAAGATTTTGCTGCTGTTGCTGCATCCGTTGCTCTTGATTCGGCTGCACTACTTCCTGCAGAACTTACCTGGAATAAAGCATCGTAATTTCCT